AAGTTATCCACTGCGACACACTGGTGGACAGCGTGACCTAGTGAATAACCTAGTGAATCAATGTAGCTGGCAAACCCCTCTAGGCTACGTTATAACCTGACTCACTTGGTTACTCTATCCTGATTCACTCTGCTTTCACAACCTTGCATGCCACGGCATCTAGGGGTCGTTACCGTTATCTACTAGCAGTAACACTCAGGTCAAGACCGTAATTGTAGCTCGGTGTTAAATTAATCAAAGCCCGTGGACCTTACTAACACTAGATATTAATCCCGCTATAACCGTACCTTTAAACACGATGCTCTGTGTCGTCTTGATGGGGCCATTCTACAGGGACTGACACAACCGTCAACACTTATTTGCAATTAATTTAAACTAATTTCAACATCGTAGCATTGACGCGGGTTACAGCGGTGTAAATAAATGGCATCCCGTGTTGACTTGGGCTGGTGCTGGCTTCTGGTGTGGTGCTGGTGTGGTGCCTTTGTGGTGCTGGTGTGCTGCCTAGGGTATCCACTGGCACACTTACACCCTTGGTATCTGGTGTCGACCAATGAAAGCCTCGTGACGCGCCATAAGGAGTCTTGACGCGCGCGCCTCTGAATGCCACACGACCCCCCGGCCCCCCCGGTGTAGCTTATGTTTATCTGTAGTGCCCCCTTAGATACAAAAAAGTAGCAATTTAGGATAAAGGGTAATTAATGTGTGTATAATCCGGTAATCCATGTGTATACTAAGCCCTTGTTTTCCTTAAATAAAGCTTGACACACACGAGTATAGCCTTTAGCTATTAAAGGGACGGCCCTTATGTATAAATATGTTGACATAAGAGTAGAAAAGACTTGACTTTTGGTTGTAAATATGGTATAATCTACTGTATAGTAAAGAAGATAAAGACTACCTCGCGCCCTTAAGTAGCCTTAAGCATCGTTAGGCTTGATCTTTTATTAATAATTAAAGAAATCAATTAAAGTGTACTTAAGTATCCTTAAGGGCTAAGGGAAATACAATGAGTAATAAAGAATCAAAGAGTGGTCAGTCCGCAAAGCGTGTTGGTAGACCAAAGAAAGCAGATGTTGTGTCAAAAACCGTAGGTAAGCGTCAGGCCGTAGGCAGACCCAAGGGTGATGCAGCGACCATTAACGAATACAAAGCTAGAATGTTGGCATCCCCTAAGAGTAGGAAGGTGTTGGACAGTATTCTTAACGCTGCCTTGGACGATGACCATAAGAATCAAGCAGCGGCATGGAAGCTGTGCATGGATAGACTACTACCCGTCAGCTACTTTGAGAAGGACAAGCTAAACGGTGGTAGTAACGCTATTAATATATCCATTACTGGGGTAGGTGGGGAAACCACTGTGATCTCTGGTAATCAAGAACCCATTGAAGGGGACTACACTGATGTATAACATTAACAATGATTTAGATTACTTCACTAGAGAAGAGTTTGCCTGTCAGTACACAGGTGAGAACAACATTAGTGATAGACTACTATTAAAGTTAGATTTGTTACGAGCAAGGTGTGAGTTTCCCTTCGTTATCACGAGTGGTTATAGATCAGAAGACCACCCAATTGAAAGAGAGAAGGAGAAAGCAGGAACTCATGCCCAAGGTATTGCCGCAGATATTAAAGTCACCAATGGTACACAGCGTTATAAGATTATTGAAGAGGCCATTAAGATGGGCTTTACGGGAATTGGAATTGCTGGTAGCTTTGTGCATGTTGACATCCGCGACCTTGACGGTAATGAGTCTCCTGTAATGTGGTGCTACTAGTTGACTGATTTAAACATATCCTTGTTGCCTTGGCAGCAGGAAGTGTGGGATAGCCCTTCACGGTTTAAAGTCATTGCTGCTGGTAGACGTACAGGCAAGTCCCGTGTTGCTGCTTACAAGCTCATTGTAGAGGCATTAAGCTCCACTAAAGGTCAGGTGTTCTATGTTGCCCCTACTCAGGGTCAGGCTAGGGACATTATGTGGCAGATGCTCTTAGAGATAGGGCATAGTGTCATAGCCTCTAGTCATATCAATAACCTACAAATAAAGTTTATTAACGGTGCTGTCTTAGCCCTCAAGGGTGCAGACAGACCAGAGACCATGCGTGGTGTCAGTCTTAAGTACTTGGTTATGGATGAGTACGCTGACATGAAGCCGGAGGTCTGGGAGCAAATCCTGAGACCAGCCCTTGCGGATCAGAAGGGTGGAGCAATGTTCATTGGTACGCCAATGGGTCGTAACCACTTCTATGAGTTATATACATATGCTTGTGTCGGTGATGACGATACCTTTGCTGGTTTCCACTACACGAGCTACGACAACCCGCTGTTGGACGCTGATGAGATCAAGGCCGCTGAGAAATCAATGTCAGCCTTTAGTTTCCGTCAGGAGTTCATGGCATCGTTTGAGGCAATGGGCGGTGAGTTATTCAAAGAAGAGTACATTAAGTTTAGCGAAGAGGAGCCTACTGATGGTGAGTATTACATTGCTGTTGACTTGGCAGGCTTTTCTGAGGCGGGTAAAAATACCACCAAGACTAGCAGACTTGACGCGACAGCTATTGCGGTTGTTAAAGCGAACACTGAGGGCTGGTGGGTTGCTAATATCATACATGGCCGTTGGGGCGTTGAAGAGACCGCACGAAGAATCTTTGAGGCAGTTAGAGACTATCAACCAATCGCAGTCGGCATTGAAAAAGGAGCGTTAAAGAACGCTGTATATCCTTACCTCAATGACATTATGAAGAAGAATCAACGCTTCTTTAGAGTGGAAGAGCTTACACACGGTAACAAAAGAAAGATTGATAGAGTTGTTTGGGCGTTGCAAGGACGCTTTGAACACGGTAACATAACACTTAACAAGGGTGAGTGGAACAGTAAGTTCTTAGATGAGCTGTTTCAGTTCCCTAATGTACTAGTCCACGATGACTTGGTAGACGCATTAGCGTACATTGACCAGTTAGCTAAGGTTGCGTACTCTATAGACTATGAAGAAGAAGACTACGAATTCCTAGACAAATACGCAGGGTACTAATTATGTATGAAGACAAGACAGATGATCTGATAAGCGAGACTCTTGAAGGCTGGGTAATGACCAAGTGTGATAGCTGGAGAGATCACTATGAAGCTAATTACTCTGAAAGGTTTGAGGAGTACTACAGACTCTGGCGTGGACAATGGGCGGCAGAGGATCAAGTACGATCAACTGAGCGTTCTAAGATTATATCTCCTGCACTCCAGCAGGCAGTAGAGTCATCCGTAGCGGAGTTAGAGGAAGCTACCTTTGGCCGTGGTATATGGTTTGACATTAAAGATGACATCCATGACCAAGACAGCTCAGACATTGCCATGCTTCGGAATCATCTTGAGCAAGACTTTAAGAAGAACAAAGTACGTAAAGCTGTAGCAGAGTGCTTGATTAACGCTGCTGTCTTCGGTACAGGCATTGCTGAAGTAGTACTGGAAGAAGAAAAAGAGATGGCCCCTGCTACTGAGCCTGTCATGGGTGGTGAGTTACAGGCCGTAGGTGTTACAATTAAAGACCGTACCTGCGTTAAGCTACGTCCTGTCATGCCTCAGAACTTCCTTATTGACCCTGTGGCTACATCCATTGAGGATGCTTTAGGCTGTGCTGTAGATGAGTTTATATCTGAGCATCTAGTTGAGCAGTTACAGGAGAAGGGTGTCTATCGTGACGAACCTATCCACTCAGCAGCTCCTGACTTTGACATAGAACCTGATCAAGACTTAACCACTTACTCTGACGGTAAGGTACGGCTTACTAAGTACTATGGTCTTGTACCACGTCACTTGTTAGCTGATGCACAGGAAGAGTCAGAGAATGAAGAAGAAGTCACCTTAACAGATGATGAAGATGACGATTCTTACTACGTTGAAGCTGTGGTAGTTATTGCTAATAGCGGTACGTTACTTAAGGCTACAGAAAACCCCTACATGATGCAAGACCGACCTGTCGTGGCATTCCCATGGGATGTAGTCCCTAGCCGCTTCTGGGGTCGTGGTGTATGTGAGAAAGGTTATAACTCACAGAAGGCGTTGGACACTGAGCTACGCGCACGTATTGATGCCCTTGCTCTCACTATCCACCCTATGATGGCAATGGACGCTAGTCGTATGCCTCGTGGCGCTAAACCAGAGATTAGGCCGGGAAAAATTATCTTGACAAACGGTAATCCTGCTGAAGTACTACAGCCGTTTAACTTTGGCAATGTAAATCAGATTACCTTTGCACAGGCAGCAGCCTTACAGACAATGGTACAGACAGCTACAGGCGCTATTGACAGTGCTGGTATTGCTGGGTCAGTCAACGGTGAGTCTACTGCTGCTGGTATTTCTATGAGCTTAGGTGCTGTTATAAAGCGTCAT